AGAGTTAAATAACTATTTGCTGATGCGCTTCCCGCTGTTGCTGTTATGGTGATTGCCATTTTCGACCTTAGATTTGGGTTTACGTTTTTTTGTTTTATTAGGAATAGAAGCCACCGCAACGGCAGCTTCTTTTTTCCTTATTCGCTTAAAAGCAAACAATCCCATTAACTTGAAGCACCTTTTAAGGCAACAAAGTTAATAACAATCGCTTCACTTAAAGAACCCGCAGATACGTTTGTAACTGTGATTTTAAAAGAGCCTGCGGCGATTGCTGAAACTCCTACCATGTAAGAACCCGCAGTACCCGCAGAACCATGAACAGCAACGATAACATCAGTAGCAGCGATTTTGTCGTTGGTTACTTCAAAT